CTCAGTTTCGGACGAATCTTGGAAAGATTAGAATACATCATCGTGCGTACAGATAACTACCTGCCCAGTCAGCATGTTGCAGCAAATACTCACGCTGCTCGTTGATTATCAGATTATAACGAACACCTTTCGCAGGAGCTTTCCACGATGCAGACTTATAAACATCACCAGTTTTCTTGTCAATGAAACAATGAACGGAGCGAGATCCGTTAGCATCCATCACAATCTTGTGATACTTTTTACCAGTCTCGGGAAAGAAATTGTAGTCACAAATGCCTGCCTTCAGCATAGCAATCTGTGCATTGTGATAATCTATACCTTCAGTGGCAAGTGCATGAGACTTGATAGAATACTCGATGAAGTTCTGACGCAATGCTTCACACAATGCGTAAGTGTGACCAAGAACTGCAAGGGCAATGTTATTCTTTGCCTCTTGCTGTTGAGAGTATTCTGCGAGAGTTGTAGTCATTTTAGTTTCAGAGATTGTTCCAGAGAGCATTAGCAACTACATCAGCAGCACCTGCTACATTATCTCGCACAATCAGACGCAGAGTTTCTGCACCTTGAGGATTTTTGTGCATTTCACGGATATTATCTGCGGTACGTGGATCATTAGCAGCATCCACAATCATTTCAGCGATTTGGTTAATCATTTTAGTGGTTGTGCTCATACTATAGGTCCACTTTGAAGGTGAGTAACTTTAATCAACCCCAATTCTTTGCCATTGTGAAGTTGGCGTGAGAGAATACTTCACGATCCACTACTTTATGTGTCCCATACTTATTGGAGATCACATAACCTTCGTGGAATGATTGTACATCCCACAGATAGCACTCAATATCATCCTTTTCGTGAATGAACAGGAACAAATCATCCTTAATAGACTTCACCAACTTCCACAAAGAGATGAGATACTTGTCACAATCACATTTTTCTGCGATTTCATCCTCACGGATGGTCCGTTGCTCCTTGATACAGGAGTTAATCTCTTTTTTGATTTGTGTTGCTTTGTTTGGTGTCACAAACTCACACAACGTAGACATTTGCTTGGCAAACTTACACACATCCTCCAAATCTTCACGATAAGGGTTCAATTCCACTTCAGGTTGGACAAACAGGCAATGCTTTGTGCTGATGAGTTTGGTCATCAGTGGAGCAGCAGTCATCTCACGAATGTCATCCGAACCGCTGTAGATTGTGTGTGGAGCAATGATAATGTCCTGGCGAACTGGCGCAGGGAACTTATAGGTAATCGTATTTGGAGTAAATGTATCCAACCCACCACCAAAACCAATCCAATCACCTTGGAGCACTTGTTGAGTGCGAGGCAGGAAATCCAGGCAGAAGATGAGGATCTGCGTTACACGCGGTTGTCCACCAAAATGAGTGAAGATGTCATCCTCGTTATAGCAAAGGCGGATTTTCTTCTTGTTAAATGCTGCTTTCGTACAAACAAAGAACTTACCATTCTGCGGATTTGTGCCCCACACAATAGCAGGAGCACCATCCATCTTGATGCTGATGGTAGAATCTACCTCCGAGAACCAATCAAGAACCGACAGATTGCCAGTCAGAATCTCATCTTCAGGATGCTCAAGATGTAGATTTTTTGTCATTTGCTTGATGCTCATACTATAAGTCCACTTTGGAGGTGAGTAACTTTAATTGGCACAAAAAAAGGGGATAAACCCCTCACTCAACGACTTGATTGTAAGTAGTTTTGACTTTATCAACCAGTACAGTACGCTGTTCCGCAGTTACTAGATTGTTGCGGGTAAAGTTAATGAAAGCAGCAAGTCCAACGAGTTCCATAACACCATTGAACACTGGAATCGCATCAACAACCGAAACAACTTCGTGAATGAGAAGTTGGGCAACAATCACAACGAACATAATAGCAGTAGAGAGACCGACATTCTTGAGAAGTTCATTAGAAACATTCTCATTCACGAAAGTCTTAACCTGTGCGATTTTGTTTTGCATTTGGTTTTGATTGTGGGGCAGGGTGCCCCTTACACTATAGGTCCACTTTGGAGGTGAGTAACTTTAATCCAAAGCATTTATCAGTGGATTGGCATCATCTTCAGATGCTACAGTTTCTTCACACCTTTTTGTGGCAATCTCAGCATAATGCTCAGACAAATCAATTCCCACAAACTCTCTGGACTCTTGAATCGCTGCCACTCCTGTACTTCCACTGCCACAGAATGGGTCAAGAACTATACCATTAGGAGGACAATAAATCTTGGTTAAGTATGCCATCAGACTCACAGGTTTGACTGTAGGATGGTCATTATCTGCTCCCTTTTCCTTCCTAGTTGCTCTTGGAGCATAGAAATACTTTTGATGTGCTGATTCTACCTCACCGATGATGTTGGAAGGATAACGACCAGCAGGATTAGCGTCCACAGTGCCATACTCAGCACCAGAACCTTTAGTGTTACCATCCTTACCAAATGTACGACGCTTGCCACCTTGAGCGACCCAACCTGTAGGAGGTTTCTTATCCCATGGTACACGAGTATTCTCTACATCAATCAGACCACATCCCCACTGCTCAAAATTACTCTGAAGAGAACCTTGATAGGGTTTCTGTGCTACTACAATCGGTTCATGTGCTGGTTTCAACCGATTGTACTTTGGCATCTTAGTGGTAGTCATCCACATGATTTGGTCTTTAATCTTGAACCCAGCATCCTCCACATTACATGCCAAACGATGATACAATTCGGGAGAACAGAAAGCAAGACAAAAAGCACCTGGGCGAAGTGTACGAAACACCTCACGCCAGATTTCTACACCAGGAACAGAATGATCCCAGTGCTCCATACCCATTCCGTATGGTGGGTCAGTGATACAAGAATGAAAAAAGTTCTCCCCATAAGAGGAGAGAACTTGCTGACAATCACCAGTCGAAATTGAGAACATTAGATTCGCATTGTTGGCGGTTAGAGTGCTTGAAATAGTCTTTCTTTCCAGCACCAGATTGAGTGTACATGTTGCGAATGTAGAAGTCAAAACCTCTATCATCCTGCTGCCATTCTTCCTCCAGTTGATACACTTTGAGAACAGAATTGAGTTCCTCTACGAGACTGGCGTAGAGTTCCCTTTTCTTGTCAGTGACTACATCATCAGCAAAGAAGATTGTAGTTTCATTATACCTCTTACTGCTGAAAATGTAAATGACTCCTTTCTTCGGCAGTCCACCATTGTAAGTGGGAAATGTATTCTTAGAAGACTTACATTCAATGTCAACTACACGTCCATTTGGTAGAGTAACACGAAAGTCGGGAGATTGCTGAGGACCATTAGGTTGATACTCATAATTATACCCAAACTTGTCAAGCAACTCCATGACTTGTTGCTCATGAAGAGGATTATCTTGACTGTTTGGTTTATACGGAAGTTGGAGAACTTCTTGCCAAAATTGTTTCATAGTTTCTCTTACGCTTTGCGTAAGTTGAAAGAACAGAGGAGTCTTTAAGGCGCTGCCGTTCCCATGATTCTACTACAGTTTAGACGATCCTAACTTTAATTGACAGGAAGTTTTGCCACTGATTTACCATTCTTGTGGTCTGTGATATATTTTCGCGCAGAACTCTCAGTCCTACACACTTTCTCAAGTTGCTGCCCCTGGTGTACGGGGCCTGCTTCCTGGCTTTGCTGTGGCAGGCCTTTCGGATCATGGGCCGTGGCTACGGCGCCGTGCCCAGACCGGGCGATCAGGGGCGCATGCCCAGCGGCGATCGCACCGGCCGGGTGACGATCCATCCCGAGCTGCTGGATGCCGATGGCCAGCTCACCCAGGACGACCTGCTGACGGTGCGCTTCAGCGGCGATAACGAGCGTCCCGCCCTGCCGAACGACCCCGGCTGAGGCCAGCGGGGCCCGTCAGCTGGTACAACCGTTGAGTGCTTGTGGAATCGGCGGAGGCTGAGTGGAGCAAAGAACCCGGATCGTGGCTGCGGTGCTCAAGGCCATCAAGCTGCCCCCGCGCTTCCAGCTCAAGCTGGTGAAGGAAGATCCGATTCG